TGCCGTAAAGAGTTTCACCAAATGGAACTTGAATCGTTATCGTTTGGTTATTTGGCAGATGCAAACCACTTGTTGTCGTAACTGCACTATCACCAAGATATGTGCTTCCACTTGTTGAGTGCAAATAGCAGGTACGAGGCAAGTTATCTGCTGCAACAATTAATGTTGGTGAAGTTGTAACTGATACTGATTTAGCAATCATAATTACCTAACTGGTGGTTTCGGATCTGTACCCAATGTTGGAAGTTCGCCACCCTCAATACCTGCAATCGCAGTTCCAGCCAAGCCCATAACAAACTGATCTCCACCTTCATACGGTTCATAGTTTTCTATTTCACGAGCTTCGTTCGGTGTCATAGTTCCCGACATGATTTGTATTTGTTGCGCCTTGACACGGGTTGTGAGATCAGCACGCAAGAACTCATCAGCATTAAACTTGATGTATGTATCTATGGGCAGTCTGCTCGAAATAGATTCTTCTAAACGGCGCACCCATCCAAGCAAAGTATATTTGTAAAACGCTGAACCTAACGCCTCCAAGTTTTGATAGGTCTGCGAATCGCCACCAGTACCAATGATCAAATGCAACGGGATACGGTAAACACGGGCGATGTCACGAATGATTGACTCTTTATGTTCCAACATTTGCATATCGGCTGCACTTGTTGTTACTGAACGCCATTTCAATCCACCTTGAAGTACGGCAGGTTTGCGATGTTTGTAGTGTGCTTCTTCCCAATTATCACGAATCTGTTTCGCTTGTTCAGGGGTTATTGATTGATCTGTTTCCAATACTGATGATGGTGTTGCGCCTTCACCGTAAAACTGTGACAAGAACCTATCCATTGCAAGACCCATGCCGATTGTGTTGCGCATAGTTTCTAAAGGTGACAAACCTTTTTTGTAGTTCGGCAGAATCATCCAATGAATAGCAATGATGTCATCAGATGAAAATTGTTCTTTACCTATTTGATAAAAAGTTTCGCTTGTATCTGTGTCAGTTATATTTTTGATTGCGTTGGGATGGATGTTGCGCATTTCTACAGGGAAACCGTTTGAACCTCTTGGTGCATAAATGTATGCGTTGCCATGAATTGTAAGGGTAAGCATTGTTTGATGAATAAAATCAAACATTGTTTGTCTGTCATTCGGTTTCAGCAACACAGATGGTGTTGGCACATTCTCAATTTTTCCACCACGATTACGCACCACCTCAATCGGCATAGACGCAACCGAATCAGCAAGGATACTTACAGCAGCAAGAACTGCGCTGTGTGCGAACGCTGATGTTTCGGTAACGATTTCGCCTGACCAGTTATTGAAAAATGGGCGTGCAGTTATTTGATATGGGTCGATAGTCGTTGGCAATGCACGCTGCTCGCCCTTACGCCACAAACTCATTTCGCAAAACCTCCAGCAAGCACCATCAGAACACCTGCAACAATAACACTAACTGGAATACTGAAACAGCCGATACCTACAACAATCAAAATGCCTCCAACAATTTCTAATGCTGTTGTAATAATTTCTTTCATGCCCATATGTCCAATACTGTTGGTGTTGCTTGTGTTTGTGGTTTGCTTGTCGCTCGATCTAATGCCATAACCATAGCAATACAAGCATCTATCTTGCGCCTAGATTTGCCTTTAGATAAACGCCAGCCTGTGTCAGTCATTCTTTGCGCTGCTGACAGAACTTGATCTGTGAAAGTTGGTGAACCATCGTGAACAACTTTTTTGTTGATAATCATTTCGTAGGCGTTACCACAAGCAGGTATCATTCGTGCTGCTGATTGCCCAAACTCCACCATGTTGAGTCCGTCATCAGACAAGGCTTCTGCTGATCGTTGAAAGAACGCAGGGTCATAAGCGAACTCTCGTACCGTATATGTGTTATGTAGTTCACGCAAATATAGTTCAACATCAATAACATCTACGCCTTCAAGTTCGGGTTGCCAAATCTTTGCTTGCATCACATAAATTTGATCTTGTTGCTGCACCGTTACTACGGCAATCGTGTCGTGGCGTAACGCCATATCGATTCCCACGAATACTGGTAACTCTGTATCGAGTTCATGTGTTGTTGATACACATTGTTCCCACGAACCTACAGGTAGCCACGATTCTTGTGAGCGTACCCATTGGTTTAATCTCCAACGGCGCATACCCATTTCTGAAGTTTGTTTAACAGCTACAGCCAAATCATCGGGGTCAAGTAAGCCTTCAGCCAAGTTCGGGTTTGCTATGCGCCACGCTTTACGGTCATCAATCTGGCAATCCTCTGGTGCTTCCCACCACCAAAAACCAAACTGATCATCATCAACTTCACCTGAAGCAACTTGTTTGCCGTACTGATACAACTTGCCTGCCAAACTTTCTAAGTCATATCCTGCTGTTGTGATACTTACTGTCAATGGTTCTATGCGTGCGCCAGAACCTAAAGTCATCTGATCGTAAAGATCACTATTGTTTTGCCCCCATAATTCATCAAACAAAACGAGTGAAGGATTTAATCCTGCTTGCCCTTTGAAGTCTGATGACAGCACACGAAACACAGAACCGAAACGAGGCATTTCAATCGCATCCCGATAAACCTTTGATTCAGCAGCAAGTAACGGACTGTTCACTATTTGTTGTTTTGCTTCATTAAAAATAATTCGTGCTTGCTGTCTGTCGTTTGCTACAGCATAAACTTCTGAACCTGACTCGCCAGCGATCATGCCGTACACACCTACAGCAGACATCATCAAAGACTTTCCCTGCTTGCGTGGCAAACCGATAAGCGCACGCCGATAACGCAACCTACCTGTCACATCATCACGCTCATACAAAGAACGCAACAACCATTTCTGCCAGTTGGTAAACATTAAAGGTTCTCCTGATCGAAAACCTTTTAGAACATTAAAATAATTTTGAGCAAAGGAAATGATTTCATCACCATCAGATGATTTGTTTTTTCTTTGCGTATAAAACGCTGGTTTCCACTTATCTGCTGGATGAACGCTTTTCGGCAATGCGTTTGTTGAGATCGCTGAACTCATGTTTTGTTGTTTCACCTGTTCCTAACAACCCTCGCTCTGATGGACTAAATCCTATCTGACCCAACAAGGTAATGATCTGCCTATCCACTTCACGCAGCGCACGCCTTTCACGCCACAAAGAACTATTTTCCAAAACTTTGTAACGCAATGCCATGCGCTCATCTTGTGCTTCGCACAACATTTGTACCAGTTCAACATCCATATTCTGTTTCAGCCAACCTGCGCCAGACTGCCAAACTTGATTCCACAGGTTTTTACCTTGCGTACCCAACGGTCTGAGTGGATCAGGAATGTGGTTGTTAGGCAAACTAATAATCTCTGCCGACTTTGTTACAGCAGGAAGTTTGCGCCCTGACGGATTTCCGATTCGCAGCTTTCGCTCAACAGGTTTTCGATTACTGCCACCACTACCTTTGCCACCCATTACAAAATCTTTCTGTAGATGTTCATTGTTCCATGCTACAAACAAAAAATGGGCTGCGCCTCCCCGATCAAAGGAAACGCAGCCCACGAGGGGAAATCAACTTGCTGAATAAAACTCTTTCGTGGTGGTGTGCGCTGTGCCATAACGATCAACCAAACACATTGAACGGCTCTCAACAACATCCATCCACGCTAAACCATCCTCACCGAAAGTGTCAATGTATTCTTGATCTGCTGGCTTCTCAACAATCTTTCTCCAACAGTTGTGACAAGTGGAACGGCGAGCCATTACTTTACCTCCATAATCTTTGCAACTTTTTCATTGATGAAGGCTTGTGGGTGATTGCTACCAAACTCACAAACCATTGTGAGATCTTGCAACTGACCGAAAGTCATAACTAGCCGACCATTCAAAACTTGTGTACCACACGCCAGCAACGCATCAATAACTTTTTTCGCTGTTGCAAGACTGTGCGTAAAATTGAAGGCTTCATAACCTTTGACAATCTTGCCATCAATCACACCATCAACAAGCGCAAGGATATTTCGGTGAGTAACATTCTTTCCAGTAGATGACCAGTTTTCAATCTCAATTCCTTTGTAAAACACATTTGCTGATTTCATAATCCCTCCTCAGGGTCTTTCCTCGATAGAACAAGTATGACGCATATCCAACTCAAAGTCAAAGCTATAAAGCCCTTTTTTTTGGTTTGCCAGAAAAGTGGTTTTGCTGACGCTACGCCCCCCTGTT